TTGAAGAAGGAAATGAATTCGGTGCTGCAAGAGCAGAAGCAATTGCAAAAGGCGAAAAGACTTTTAAAGTTGGCGACGAAGAATATCCAGTAGAAGATGTTTCTAAGGATGATAAAGAAAATGCTAAAGAATTTGTTGAAGAAGCAAAAGAAGAATTACCTAAGAAGATTAAACTTTATGAAGGTATGTCTGTTGCTGATAGATTTAAAGCGTTAATGTAATATTAAAGAGAGCGCCTCGCGTTCTTTTTAGCAAGTTTAAGAAACTCCTCTCGTTCTGCGAGCAGGAGTTTTTTACATTTTTTACGAAAGTCAACTGATGATTTAAGTATACGACTATCTACCATCGGAGCATCTAACACATCATAATATTCTGGATGGATAAAATTCTCAAGATCGAAGTTCATAAACTTAGACTTAATAGGTTTAAGTGAAATAGCACAATACCAATCAATAGTATTATATGACCTCTCTAGACCTTTTTCGTCTAGGGCTCTATCGTTAACCATATCCCAATAGATCTTAGTGGAAGTTGTAGACTTTGGCCTCTGCATTTTTAGGACACATTCCATAAACTGGTCATCATCAGACCATTTAGCAAGATTCCTATGATTAATTAGAAACTTTCTTAAAAATCTCGGTAAGTACTTTAGAATAATACCGTATCTGTTTGCCGGCCAAGGGCCACCAGTCTTTTTGATAATTATATCCATATACTATATTTATCTATGAAACATTTCGGTACTATGGTACTATAATAACTAAACAATGTCGTATGATGAATTCAATAAACCAATTATTTACAGAGAAGTATAGACCTAAGAACTTCGATGATCTTATTTTACCAGAACGTGTGATGTCTAAGTTTAAAGATGGGCTAGTACAGAATATGCTATTTGCAGGCTCTCCTGGTACCGGTAAGACATCTTGTGCTAAGGCTATAGTGAATCAATTCGGTTTACCTTACCTTTACATTAACGCATCTACAGACACATCTGTGGATGTAATCAGAACTAAGATTATAGATTTCTGTTCTACAGTGTCTATTATGGATGCTCCTGGAATGTTTAAAGTAGTAATACTAGATGAGGTTGATGGTGTATCTGATCAGTTCTTTAAAGCACTTCGTGCTACAATGGAGCAATTCGCTAGTAATTCTAGATTTATTGCAACATGTAATTATATCAATAAACTACCGGATCCAATTCTATCAAGATTTGAAGTTATTAATTTCGACTTTGATAAAGAAGAAGAATCTGAATTAACTAAGAAGTATATTAGGAGAGTTTACGAGATATGTAAAGCTGAGGGTATGTCTATTCAAAAAGATGCACTCGTAGAATTTGTTAGACGTAACTTTCCAGATCTTAGATCTACGTTAAATAAACTACAAGGCTATAAGACACAAGGTACTACAGATATTACGGTAGAAGATGTTAAGAAGTTTAACTCAGTCTATAAAGATGTTTTTGATTTAGTATTTAACGAATCAGATCCAGCTAAGAATTATCAACTCCTGGTTAGTAATTATTCTAATAGAGTAGACGATGTTTTACAATCATTAGGTGAGGAGTTTGTAGAATATATACAACAAGAACGATTGCAAAGTGTAAAGCATATTCCGCAAGTAATTATTTCGGTAGCTAAACATCAAGCTCAGAGAGTTCATGTAATAGACCCGGTAATCACAATGTTAAGTTGTGTATATGATATTCAAGGAATTGTAAAAGAATAAACAAAATAAATGCCAAAACATTTTTCTATGTCAAATATTTTTCGTATATTAGTATAGGAATTAAAACACACAAAATATGAAAGTGGGAAAACATACACTATTAATCGACGGTAACTACTTTGTCTTCAGTAGATTATTTGTCTTACCCAAGCCTAAAGGCGATACACTTCTACTCGGTGACGATAAACAGAAGTCTCAGTTCATGAGAAAACTAGCAATTGACTTTGCATCTGAAATGCGTAAGCTTAAGATGTTTGTCGATGATGTAGTTTTGACAGTAGACTCTAAATCATGGAGAAAGGATATGTACCCTGATGCACAATATAAAGGTACAAGAAAACAAAACAAAACAGTAGATTGGACAGCAGTCTATGAAGTTTATGAAGCATTTCAAAAAATTGTTGCTAAGAAAGGTGTAACTGTACATCAAATCCAAGGCGCAGAAGCAGATGATGTTATCTTTGGTTGGTCAACAATGTTGAATGCCAGGGGTAAATCTTGTATTGTATGGACAGGTGACAGAGACCTTATTCAGTTAGTCAACTATTCTACTACAAATGACGCGCATACGGTATGGTACTACAACACCAAGAAATCTCTCTATGGATATAAAGGCTTTGAGCAAGACATGGCTCTATCAGCCTCTAAAGACATGACAGAAGATGATATGCTATTCAATATGGGCGGACAACACATGATGCGAGATGCATATCAAAAAGATATTATGGGTTGGGTAAGAGCTAACAAGATCGGTATTACAGAAATTGACTGTGATGAATTTATCTTTAAGAAAATACTAACAGGTGATAAATCAGATAATATCCCATCTGTAATTACATGGCAGAAAGAAATGAAGACAGGTAAACTTAGAAACTATTCTATTACAGACAAAACTGCAGAGTCTATCTACAATCAATTTGTCAAAGAATATAAAGACTTTAAGATTGACTACCTATTCTCATCAGAAGCTAAAGATAAACTATCTGATATTATTTACAGAGTAGTAGGACATAGTTCTTTAACTCTAATTAAAACTAATCTTACTAGTAATATCGGTCTAATGTTATTGCATAATAAAACTATTCCAGATCCAATTCAAAAGGCTATTTATGATGCTATTGAAAAAGATTGGGAAGGTGCATTAGAAAATAAAGAAGCTTTATTTGAAATGGATAAAATCTTAGCAGATACTGATTGGTTAGAAGGTGCAAAGAAAAACAATTTTGCCCCAGATGCATTTGCGGGTATGGATATTCCAGAAGAGAAAGAGCCTCCAATGAAGTTAGTAGGTAAAAAGACTAAGAAGTCTACTAAGAAAGATCCAACTAAAAAATTATTTTAATGCCAGAGCAAATCATGAATCTAGATGACTATCTTACAATTGAAGAAATATTAGCAGAAGCTAATGCTTATGGATTAAGGGCAGAAGTTCAAGAATGGGCTAATAAACTTATGAAAGAAGGTTATGATTATGAGGCTGCATATACAATGGCTTTTAACGAGTGGTGTAAGTAAACTTTCCCACTTATTAACGTATAATCAATATGCTAGACGAAACTAAGTTATTTGACTTTGTGAAAATCATGTTCACAAAGCCAGCACACTACAAGAAAATAAAACAACATAATAAGAAGCGACACCACTTTATGATTAATAGATTTATGTCTATTAAATATCCAGCTAATGCAATGATGTTTAATATCAATGGTATTAATGGAGGTAATGTAGTAGATAGTTGGTCAATGGTCGCTGCTAGGTTTAAATCAGTGCCTAGATGGTTTTATACTAAAACTAAGAAAGCTAAGAAAAATACGGTTGATAAATATAATCCAAGTGATAGAGCGGTAGAGCTTTATATGAATAAAAACGAAATAGGTAATCGTGAGTTTGGTGAATTAAAACTGTTTGCTAAAGATCAATTATACGCTGACCTTAAAAAAATTGAAGAGCAAATAGATGTCTACACAAAGTGATACATTTTCAGAGATAATTGATATTACTCTATATAAATATAACTCTATTGATTTAAAACTTTGGGGTATTATTCTTAGGGGATTCGTTGCTAAAAACCACGGCTCAGATACTAGTAGGGTGGTTTCTGTTACAACGATGAGGGATTATCTTACCAAATATTTTAAAAAAGATATTAATAGATTTAATGCGGTAAGTGATACTGCTATTCATAAAGAAGCTACGTCTATTTATTTTATTTGGCAAATTTTTGATACTATGCCAAATCTAAAATATATTAGAGTTAACTTAAATTCAAACTCAAGCTATAATAGAATTGTTAAAGTAGATCAGGCAAAGACTATTAAATACGATATAAAAGTTCTTAGGGGTTTTATTAGAACCTTTGATATGTTTCATAATAATGAAGTATCATTAGTTAATAGGGTTTTACATAAAGCTGGATTATTAGAATATAATGAACATTTTAAATTGATTAAAGTAAGAGACTTCTTAAATCAATTAGATCTGTACTTATCAGAGAACAATAATGGGGAAGTTTTTAGTGTAACTAATGCTTTTATTTCTAAATTAGAGGGATATGAAGCTGATAATCCTGAAATGCTTTTAATCACTGATAAAGATTCAGATATATAATAAAAAATAGACTAAAATAGTCTTCATACTAAATGGTAACTAATTTTACTGCAAATCAAATAGGCGACCAAATTTTCGCTAAACTTCAAGAACCGTATTTAGATACGCTAAGGGTTTTGTCTTGGGGTATTTTAGCGGGTGTTAGCTCGGCTAATACTATAGGTACTTTACAAATAACTGAAGGAAATGTTAATGTTATAGGTACCGGAGTTAATCTAGATTTAGTTGCTGGTGATAAAATACTAGTAGGTTCTAATGTTTTAGAGATTGCAACTGTTGGAACTAATAGTTTTACTATAACTGCTCCGGCTACATTCTCTGCTGCCAATGCAACATGGTATAAAATACCAGATACAAATAATAGATTTGCATACGAATGGAGATATTCACAAGAAGGTACAGTAAGTGATGGTGGACAAATGTCTGAATTTAGCCCTCTTAATATTAACACAACTCCAGCTGATTTATTAGGTCAAACTTTTGACCCAACAAAACCACTTTGGATTGACATTAGAGCAGAAGTAGCTGCACTTTCAGATTTACATTCAATTAGTCTATTTAGTGTAACTTTTGAATTAGAAACACAAGCAGGAACAATTGAATCTTGTCCTCAAATTTGTAACGACTGTAACGACCCCTATTTAGATGGGTGTACAAATGTTGTAGTAGCATGTGAAGATCCTGTTTACAATCCATATAGTTTAAGTAAACCAACTGCCATCTATAAAGAACTTACAGAGTTATCCACTAATATGTGGGGACATGAAGTAAAATATTTTAGTGTAGAACCAGATAAAAGATCTAGAGATGTTGTACTTATGGAATACTCACTCTATAATGTACAAGCACAAGGCCAGGTTAAGATAATGGTACCTGATAATGAAATGCCAACACAAGATTTCCAGTTTGATATATTTGGAATGGGTTGGGAAGACTTTGAAGTACATATTACAAAAGGTCAAATGGAAGCTGCATTTGGAGCAGGTAAAGCACCAAGATCTAGAGATTACTTATATTTCCCACTAATGAATAGAATGTATGAAGTTGCTTCGGTTTCTTTTGCAGATGAATTCAATATGGAAATGACTTACTGGAGAGTAATGTTAAGAAAATATGAAGAGAGAACTTCTACAATAGTTGGAGACGATGCAACAGGACAAGCAATCCAAACAGAGATGGACGGCTTAACAGTTGGTTTAGAAGAAGTATTTGGAGAAGAGTTACAGGCAGAATATACACAGACTAGTAAACCAGAACAATATCAAACTGTATTTAGTCCAGTAGCAGATGGTATTAGAGATCGAATCCATAATTCTATTACTATTTCAGACATGGAGATCAGAAATAAATGGACTATAGTTTCTAAAAATCATTATGATCTTTCAACGATTAAAGATCAAGGTATCGAAGCTTTAGTATATAAAAAGGTTTCTACTTTAGCTGCTGATAAAAATTTAGCATTTACAACTTGGTTCCAACCAAACATGACTGCTAATGCTGGAGAACAAACTTTATTCGATGGACAATTAGGTGATAAAGGACTTAAATTAGGACTTAATAGTACTAATATAAAAGCGTATGTAAATGACCAAACATATCAGTTTGATTTTGGATCGAATCCACAAAACGGACAATGGTATGGTTTAGTGTTTAACTTAAATAATACATTTGGTCAAATAGCATCTTATGTTTACAAATTAAATTCAGCTGGTAATAGAGTTCCAAATATGCCAATTGAACAAACTTTAATAGAAGTAATGAATCAAAAGTATTCAATTACTGCAGCTGGTTGGGTAACTAATAAACAATATTCATTAATGCCAGGTAAATTAAAGCAAACCAATATTAGATTATTTGATAAAACTATTGGACAAGGTCAACATAGAAATATGTTACAACAATATGTTGTCAGAGATAATCAACTTGCCAGTATTATAGATAATGCAATTCCATCTATACAATTAAGAAGGTATAACCAAAGTAGGTGATAGCTAGTAATCAAAATTTGTCACAGGATTTTCTAGATATATAGAATATAATATCATATTATGAGTGAAAAGAAAAAGACAATATCAGAACAAGCAGATCAAATAAGACAAGAGCTAGATGATCTGATTGGAGATGGAGTAATGGATGTGGAAAGTGATCCAAAGGATTTGCCTATTCAGGCTAGACCTACTGATTTAGCACCACAGGTTAATTATACTGAATTAAAGTCTAGTGCAACTAAGAAAGCACAAAAGACTATAACCAGTCTTATGAAATTTTATCTCGATGCAGATATTATTGAAAAAGATGAATATATTGCTGCTAAAAAACAAATGGATGAAATGACAATGTCGTCATTAATATACCAGTTACAAGCAGGTGAGAAAGCACTAACTACTCTATTAGAAACAATTGACTCAGGTGAATTAGCACCAAGAATGTTTGAAGTACTAGCAACTCTACAAAAATCAATGCTAGATATTATTAAATCTCAGACCATGTACTTAATGGCTGCTGAAGAGGGAACTAAACGAATTGCTAGAGATATAGAAATCTATAAGCAAAGAGAAGATAATAGAGAGATTGAAGGTGCTGGTGGAGATACTGGTAATAAAAATATCCAAAGAGGTACAAAAGACCTAATGGCTGCAATTCAAGCAGGTATTCATGGTGCATCTGAAGAAGAGGATATTGAAGACGTAGAACCAACAGAAGAATAATATATGTCAGACGGAATAGGAGATAATAAATGGATCCCAAAAGAAGAAGGAGTTAATGCTTCTGCTGATAGGATTGTATGGTCGACTCGACAGATCGATGATCTACTAGTGGCCATGGATCAGGGTTATCGTCCTAAGATTAAGTTACCATTCTACGAGGGTAGACAATTTCTAAAGAAGGGTAATATTGTATTTGAATATACCGATGAAGAAATTAGTGAGTTAGCTAGATGTGCCAAGGACATTGTCTATTTTGCAGAGAAATATGCAGTAGTAATGACCGATGAGGGTATTCAACAAGTAAAGCTGAGAGATTATCAGAAGACCATGTTGAGGAATTTCCAGAATGATAGATTTAATATTGTTCTTGCTGCTCGACAAATGGGTAAAACAGTAACTGCCTCTATTTTTAATGCATGGTATGTTACTTTTAATATGGATAAGAATACTCTGCTACTTGCAAATAAATCTGATTCAACAAAAGAAATTATTGATAAAGCCAAAACAGTAATCGAGAACTTACCGTTCTTTATGAAACCTGGTATTATTAAATATGATGTCATGAATGTGAGATGTGATAATGGTTGTCGACTAATAGGACAATCAACCACAGCAAAATCCGGTATTGGTTTTACAATCCATAACTTATACCTAGATGAGTTTGCCCACGTCCATCCATCGATTGCTGACTCTTTCTATGAGAACGTATATCCTACACTATCCTCGTCGAAAGTCTCAAGAATAACAATTACATCTACGCCAAATGGATTTAATAAGTTCTATCAAATCTATGCTGCGGCAGATAGAGGTGATAATGAATATCTAGCGACAAGAATTGACTGGTGGCAACATCCAGATAGAGACGAAGCTTGGTATGAAAGAGAATTAGCAAACCTAGGTTCAATTGAAGCATTTAATAAACAATACGGAAATGAGTTCGTCAGCTCATCTAACTTACTATTAGACCCAGTCGATATGAAGAAGATGAGAAAGAGAATGAAGCCCTATGTTTATCATGACTTTGATGAATTTGACTATATTAGTATTGATACAAAAGGTTTCTTACAATGGGATCCGGAGTTTGACATTGATACATGTGGAGATAAAGAAAACTTTTGGGTATTCTCAGTAGATATTGCAGAAGGTAATGGTGGTGATTCATCTGTTATTAATGTTTTTAGAGTAGATCCTATGAACGAAGCAGAAATAAAAGCGATTGTTAGCCCTGGTGCAATGTATGATTTTTTTAAATTTACACAAGTATGTAGGTTTAAATCAAATGAGCATGTTATAGAAGATTTTGCAAAAGTATTATATACACTATCAGTAGATATATTTAACTCTGAGAATGTGAAGATGATTGTAGAGTATAATACTTATGGTACAGTGTTATTCCAATACCTAAGAAGTATCTTTCCACAAAGAAATGATTTCGATGATGAGATGGTAGTTAAATTTAAGCACAGGCATGATGCCAGAACTATAAAACCAGGAATCAAACTAAAATCTGACAATAAAGCTATCTTCTGCCAGAACTTTGCGAAACTTTACAAGATAAATAGATTAGATTTAACAGATGAAGTTACAGTAACTGAAGCATCTTTATTTGGAACTTTACCAAATGGTAGTTATGGGGCACAAATGGGGAACGATGATGTCATTATGACATGTATTACTGCAACGGAATTCTTTAATACAACTGACTATGCAGATTTTATAGAGGAGCTATTAGATTTCATTGATCCTGACCTACATGACGAGATGGAAAGCATCTTATATAAGGACACAGATCAGGCTGGAGATTTACAATATGATATTTATGACCTACTTAAATAAATTTACAAAAGCATAGGGATATATAATAAAAGAATTAAAAAATAAAAACGAACAACTATGGCATTAAGTCCCAATTTATTACAGTTCAAAAGCTCAGGCGTATATCGTCTAGAGTTTGACAAGTCACAAACCGTAAACATTCCTGCGGAAACTATTAGACTAGTTGTAGGTAGATCTAAAAAAGGTCCTTACAATACTCCAGTACTAATAGAAGATGTAGAGCAATTCATTCAAGTATTCGGTTCGATTGACAAGTCATTAGAAAAGAAAAATATGTTTTTCCACAGATCAGCGATCGAATGTTTATCAAGAGGTCCTATCTTAGCGCTTAACTTAACAACTGCATCTGACGATGATAAAGTTGCAATCTTCTCACCAGCTACAAACTCTGGTATTGAAGGTCTTGCATCTATACCAGCAAACGGTTCAAACCAGTTGTTAAAGAAATACAGTGAGGTATTTGATACAGATAAATTCTGGGTACCTTCTGATGAGAAGTTACTAAGTGTTGCTGGAGCAGACGCAAATCACGCTATTTCATTTGTAAATATCAAACAAGATCCTATCTCAGTTATTATTAGACAAGCTGGAGATGTAAGAGGTTTTGAAGTTACTGCAAGAGAATGGTATGGTGAAGCAAACATTCCAGAAGGAATTGAAGCAGACGAGTACGTATCAGACTACATGGTAGATGTATTTGTATTCAAAGGTAAATTTGATGCACAAGCATTAAATAACGATCCAGTTTACGGAGAGTTCTTTACTTCTAAAGGTTTAGAAAAAGATCAACTAGCTAAATTCGTTGGACTAAGAGAAGTGACATTATTAGCACAATACTCTGGTTCTATGATTCCAGAATTTATGGATAACGAAGGAAGACAATTGTATATTGAAACTCTAATTAATTTAGAAGCAAGAAGAACAGGTTTATTCTGCGCAATTCAAGAAGATGAACTTGATTCAATCGATTTAGTAGGTAACGGATTTAACGTATACCAAGATTACGAAGTACTTTCACATAGAGTAGAACAAACAGTAACTCCATTAGCACAGTCTTTAGCATCATTTAATGGTATAGCACAAGTTGATGGTTCAACAATGACAATATCTGGTGATGCTGGATTTGACGTTGCTACTTTATCAGCTTTACCAAACCCTATTATTGTAGGTAAATTTTTAGAAGCAAACCAAGCTGATGAATATGTAAGAATTACAAATATTCAACCTGGATCTGTTTCTAATTCAGTAGTAATTACAGCAGATGGAGACATCTCTCAACAAATTAATATTTACGAGCAGTACACTAACTCTAACGGAGCTACGTGGGCTAACGATGTTGAATATAGAATTGACGATAACGGAAACTTAGTATTTAAAGATGCACCTGATTCAGTTGGTGATACATTATTATCAATGGGAGCAAGTGGTTCTGTTACTTATTTACTATCAGAAAATGCTGGTGAATATATCGGTATCGGAACTATTATTAATGGTTATACTGATTCTGGTGTTGGAGCTTTCCCAGGTTCTGGATCTTATCTAGTACCAACAAATGGTGGAAACATTGGTTTCTCTTCATCATTAGTAACAAACGGAGGAATACTTCCAGCAGGAACAGAGTTCTTAGGTAAAAAACCAGCAGTAAGTACTAATTTCGCAGTAAATGATATTGAATTAAATGCTAGAGCAGTTCAATTCGAGTCTGGATGGACTTTCGAAGACCTAGGCGCTGGTACTTTTAAATATTATCAAGATAGCGTAGTAACAGATACATTTACAAAAGATGCTAACGGAGACGTAGCTATTAAAGTTGGTATGTATGTACCAGGTGATGGTGGTAAATTATCTAGAATTAAGAAGATTGTTAAATCAACTGCAAATGGCGGTTTAACCACTGTATATACGTTTGAAACGCATAGAGCAGTAAGTAACGATCCATTATATGCTTACAAGAGATACGAAGATGCTGCAGGTGTTTACAAGATGTTCCCATTAGACGGAGCTTCACAAGGAACTAAGAAAATTGCAGATTTATTAACAGCTATCAAACCAGGTACTGGTTTAGGTAATGCACTAGTAGATAAAGATAACATTACTTTTAGATATGTTATTGATACATTTGGTTCATTAGAAGATAGTGGAATCTTAAATAAGGAAGAATTATCATTCTTATGTAAAGAAAGACAAAATGCTTCAGCAATTCTTAACGCACCTATGATTAAAGAATTTAAAGCATCAACTAACCCATCATTCTTAAATGAATTTAGTGGAGCATTTGATGTAAACAATGTTGCAACTGGCGGTAACTTAAACTTAAACCCAAGTGCTTTATATACATTACCTTCAATTAATGAAGGAGCAACGTATGCATTCTACTACGGTCCAGGTTTAAATGTTATTGAAAATGGAAGAACTAAGGTGATACCACCAGCTGCTTATATTTCTAATAACTACATTGACAAATTCTCTGACGCTCTGCCATGGTCAATCATTGCAGGTCCAAGAAGAGGAGTTGTTGGTGGAACAGGAGTACAATCATTAGAATTTGCATTCGATAAACTAGATAGAGATGTATTAGAGCCATTCGGTTACAATCCAATTGTATTTGAAAGAGGCGTAGGTTTAACTATCAAAGGAAACAAGACTGCACAACAAGGAATTCAGTCAGCTCTTTCTTCAGCTCACGTAAGAGAAGCTCTTATCTACATTGAAGATGGACTAGCAGAAATCCTTAAGAATTACCTATTTGAGTTCAATACTGCTCAGACTAGATTAGAAATTAAAACTTTAGCAGATAGCTTTATGGAGTCAGTTAAGAAAGACGGTGGTGTATATGATTACAGAAACATCATGGATTCTACTAACAACACTAACGAAGTTATTGATAACAACATGGGTATCTTAGATACGTTCGTTGAACCAGTTAAAGGATTAGAGATTCTAGTATCGAGAGTAACTGTACTTAATACAGGTGAAATTGCATCCGGAAACTTTGCATAAAAAACGAGAATATATAAACTAAATAAAGAAAATAAACGATATGGCTTTACCACATTATTCAGAAGACCAAACTAGTAGAAAGGGCAAGAACTTTGAACCAGTACAGGCTAACCTATTCGAGGTGACAATTTTACCTCCGGATGGCGTGTCAGGACAAGCATTGTTCTTACAACACATTAACTCAATCTCAGGTTTAGAAACTCTTCACAGAGAAGTAGCAGCTGTCGAGCAAAAGTATAAGTTCTCAACAAGATCTTATTCTGGTATGCCTGATGGAACTGCAGTAGATATTACTGTTAACTTCTCATTAAACTTAAACGATTCAAATGAGGCTTACTTATATAAGTCTATGAGAGAATGGTATAGAAAACAATATAATCCTGAGACTGGAGAAATGGGTCTTAAAAAGGATTATGTAGGTACTGTTGTTATCGTTCAGTTTAATAGAGCGGGTGATATTTATAGAAAAGTAACTCTAGATGACTGTTTCATTACATCAGGAATCGGATTTACTGGAGAATTGAATTACGAATCTACAGAAGCAGCTGCACTAGAAGTTAGTTGGAGATGCGATGTTTGGAATGAAGAACTAAATTAATAATTTAATTTAATTAACAAAAAAGGAGGATGCTAGCCATCCCCCTTTTTTTAACCAAAGAAAATATAATATAATATTCAGTTAATAACAGATTATGAGTGACAAACTAACAAAAAAACTTCAGGTACTTTTAACTGAAGCAGAAGTTCGCGAAGTCAACCGTGTCATTTTAAATGAGGCGCTCGAACAAGAGGAACGACCAATATCTGTAAGCGCTTTTATTAGAAATTTAATACAAGATGAATTATCTAAAAGAAGTGTAGAGCAGAAATCAATAATTAAACAAAATCTTAAAAACCTAAAAGACAAATAATATGAGTGACGAATTAAACAAACTAGAACAAGAGCGAGAAGCAGCAGCTGCTAGAGCCCTTGACGCTAAAGATAAGGCAAATACAGATAATACTGATACAGCCGATCAAGCAGATGCTATGACAGCTGCAGTAGATAACAAAGGTTTAGGTAGAGTTAATATGGACAATTTTGGTCCTGAAATAGCTAGACCTTCTGATGAGATCTTAGGGTGGCATGTTTTAGACATTTCAACTTTACCTTCAGTAGGTAAATTTTACCCAGCAGATACAGTTATTAAAATTAGATCTGCTAAAGCTGCTGAGATTAGACATTTCTCTACTATGGATGAAAATAATTACATCGATATGGAAGAAAAACTAAACTCTGTTGTAGAATCTTGTACTCAGTTTAGCGCTAATACTAAAAAATTATCTTACAAAGATATTTTAGAGGAAGATAGAATAGTTTTATTACTTTCTATTAGAGATCTTACATTCCCAGAACCAGAAAATAAGCTAATGCTTAAAGGTAAAACTGAAAAGACTAAAAAGTCTATTGAGATTGAATTAGCAGTTAAAAATCTAGTACCTTCTATTATAGATGAGCAAATCGAAAACTATTACGACGATAGACAGAGAACTTATGTAATTAAGACTAAGTCTGCCGGAACTGTAAAAATGAAACCACCTACAATTGGTATCATGCAAGAGATTACATCTTATCTTAAAGATAGACAAGAAAAGGAACAAGAATTTGATAAAGCATTTATTCAAGTACTGCCTTATATGCAACCAGATTGGAGAACGTTAAGCTTAGCTAAGATCTTCCAAATGGAAATGGAATATAAAGGATGGGACGAGAAAAAGTTTATGGTAGTTTACAGACTAGCTGAAAGAATGAAAATTGGTGTACAAACCAACTTAGAATCAACCTTCGATGGTGAGACGGTGAAAGCCCCTCTTGACTTCCCAGGTGGCATCAAAAGTCTTTTCATTATTTCAGATCTCGCTGGAGAATTACTTTAAGACTAAGTTCTACCTGGGCATACATCTTAGGATGCAACCGTCAGAGATTGAAAACATGTACTATTACGAATATTGGTATTATGTCAAGAATTTGTCGGAGTACATCAAAGCTAAGAATAAACAACAATCGGAGCAATCAGAACAACAGGAGAAGTCAGCTAGCTCAATGAGGTCAGCATACACTCCTAAGATGCCAAAAACTCCATCTCTTAAAACTCCATCTATTAAGATGCCGAAGTTCTAGAGATATATAATATAGTTGCAAGAGCACCACGCAAGTGGTGTTCTTGTATACTTTAAAAAATTCTACTGAGGTAATAATTTAATGGCGAATAAATTCATGCAAAGTATGGGTAGCGCTTTTGATCGTTTAGGCGGTCAAGGAGCTAGTTTAAGTGCTATAGAAGAGAACACTAGGGAAACCAAAGAGAACTTAGCTATTGGCGGAGATCTGTACTCGCGTATTGATGAATTAGTAACTGCAATTACTGATATACAGGAAGGTAAAACAGGAAGTGGCGGTAGTGACATAAAACAGGCACTAGCACTTGCGATTGTAGCACCTAGTATGAAGACTATTGGTATGGGACTACAATATGTAGTAGATGCTATTAATAGTCTGGAAGGTTCAGGCAAAGAAATTAACGAGAAAACAGAAGCACTTATTGGAGGTCTAACTAAGTTAGGCGATGTAGGTGTATCTATTCTTAAGTTTGCAGGCTATATGGCCTTAGCAACACCACTTTTAATTATCGCGGCGCTTATGTCCCCGGTAATAGCCCTAACATTATTTGTAATTACTGGTGCTATTATGCTTAGCACTAAGAGTCTGACCAAAGAAACCATGGAGAAGCTAGATAATCTGCCAAAGGTAGGTTTAGGAATCTTAGCACTGGTGGCAGCATTAGCCTTAACTTCATTAATTATCGCGCCAGCAATTAAAGGTATGTTTGCTGTCGCTATAATACTACCAATTATGTTCTTTGTCTTAGCACTAGCAGGTATTTTCGTATCTGATAGGACAGAACAGGTAACAGATCAATTAATAAAGGCAGCTTTAGGTATATTAGCTGTTACAGTTTCATTAGCTCTAGTAGGCTTAATTGCGCCCTTTGCAATGAAAGGTCTTGTACCAGCAATGATGATCGTTGGAGGTATTTCTTTAATATTCTTCCTAATGGATAAATTAGGGATTACAGATTCTATAGAAGATGCTGCTAGAGGTTTATTATTGGCAGCAGGAGCTATTTTAGGAATTGGTATTGCGTTAGCATTATTCCATATTATTTCTCCACCTACTGAAGATTTACTTACTATCGCAATGATAGTTGGTGCAATTGGATTTACATTTGGACTAATTGGTATTCTATTTGGTAATATGATTGAAAAGGGTGCAAAGGCAATGCTTTGGGCAGCTCTATCAATTGTAGTATTAGGATTAGCATTATTAATATTCGGTAAAATTATTGGAAATATTACTGGAGAAGAAGCTGTAAAATCATTAGGAGCCTTAATCTTAATAGGTCTAATAGGTGCAGCATTCTACTTAGCAGGTACACAAGCTGTACTTATAGCACAGGGAGCAGGAGCAATGATACTTGTTGGTATAGCTCTGATAATCATGGCAGTTGGTGTTATGATAATGAGTAAAGCATTAGGTGATAACGGTTGGGAATTTATAGGCCAGACATTGGCTCTGGTTGGAGGTATTGGTATAGCAATGGGTGTTGCAGGTCTTGCAGCTCCATTTATTGCGCTTGGCGCAGGAGCAATGATAATAGCAGGTGTTGCCCTGATATTAATCGGAGCAGCAATGGCAGTCTTAAAGAAGTTAGACTTTAAAGCAATGACTAAGACTGGTGCTATCTTAGGTGATTCTGGTCAAAAGACAAAAGGTTTCTTAGGTATTGGTGGAGGTCGACCAAAGACTAATATGGAAGTCATGATGGAGGCAATTGGTAATTCATTTATGTTATCACCATTTGCAATCGCGGCAATGTATGCTGGAGCTCCTGCATTAATTTTAGCAGGTGTAGCATTACTTACAATAGGTAAAGGTATTGAACAATTCCAAAAAATTGCTAAGGAAACTAACCTAGATACATTAGGTAAAAACGTTAATACGATTGTATTTACGCTATCTGATACATTTGGTAAGATAGGTAAAATGTACCCTGGTGGACAACAATCTTTATTTAGTTCTATCTTCGGCGGTGGAGGTGGTTCTGCAGTTGCTCAAGGTATTTCATCTACAATGGGTATGGGTAAAGCCTTAACTGGTATCGCAAGAGGTATGCAGGCAATGGCGAACTTAAAGTTCCCAACAAAATTTGATAAAGAGGGTAATCCTATTGAATTTGAATCTATGGATTCAGATGCTCCACAAAGAGTTGCTACAAATGCTGCAATGATTACAGGTACATTAGCAACTGTATTCGGTGAAATAGGTTTAAAATATCCAGGTGGTCAAAAATCATTATTCCAATCTATATTTGGAGGCGGTAAATCATCTGCAGTAGCAGATGGTATTTCATCTACAATGGGTATGGGTAAAGCCTTAACTGGTATTGCACAAGGTTTCCAAGCGATGGCTGACCTTAAGTTTGCAACTGGTTATGATAAAGAGGGTAAACCAACTGGATACGAAGCAATTGATATTGAAAGCTCTATTCCAAAGGTACAAGAAAATACTAGAATGATCGTTGAGGGTCTATCTGGTATATTTGCTCAAATAGGTAAAAACCCAGATGCAAACGATGGTACATGGTGGGGTGGTAAATCCACTATTGAAAAAGGTGTTGCAGTTGTACAAGGATTTGGAAAACCATTAATGAATTTAGGAAAGGGAGTTCAAGCAATGGCAAATCTTAAATTTCCAACAGGATTTGATAAAGACGGTAAACCAACTGGTTATGAGACTATTAAAGATATTAAAGGTATTAAATCTAAAATAGGTAAAAATACACGAATGTTAATAGAGGCCCTAACTGATGTATTTACTGCTATTGGTGGTGGTAAATCTAAAACTTCATCTTGGTGGCAAGGAGAAACTAAATTTGAAAAGGGTATTGAAGTTGTTAACATGGTTGGAGAACCATATAAGAAATTATCTGATTCTATTAAAGGTATTATAGATATAGTCGGTAAATTAGACACAAAATCTTTCCAAGGAAAGGTAAAAGATATTATTGAGGTATTTACATCTGATGAAATTACAGGAGGTGATGTAAATTTAATGAACGGTAGAAAATTATTAGCTATAGCCATTGGAGATACTTTTGAAAAGTTAGGTAGTTCAGTACCTAGTATTACAAATGCTTTAAGTTCATATAAACCAGAATTAGGTAAATCATTCTCAAATATGTTTATTGGAGAGATTGATCCAAAGGATATTTCTGGATCTTACAATAGTCAAAAGTTATTATGGCATGCAATCGGGCATTCAATGGTTAAAACAAAAGAATCCATGCCAGGTATTACTTCAGCTATTAATGAGATGGACATGGAGAAATTAGTAGAATCTAGAAAAATGTTTGAAGCACTTGGTGTTCTTTCAAATGGAGGTGAACCTTCGGATATACTTGCAGCCATGGGTGAATCACTTGAAGAGGCACTTCAAAATCTAGCAGATATGTTAGGTGAATTCCAATCTAGTGTAGCAGAAAATTCAGCAACTACAGGTGGAGCTCTTGATGGTCTAAAAGATGGTATTAAGAAAATGACTGGTGGAGGTTCTAAATCATCTGGTGGTGGTAGACCTTCCGGTGGCGGAGGTGATGATGTAGTTAGAGCAGTTAAGCAACTACAAAGCACACTTGTTTCTCAAGGTATTAAGGTTAAATCTTCTGGAGGCTTCTTCGGTTAATATATAATTTATGGTTTATATATGTGCACAGCCAGCAACATATTATTATGCATGGCAAGTTGATGCAATGTTATTATCATTTGAAAAATGTGGTATAAATCTTAATAATGTTCATATTGTATCTGTTAATTATCCTTCGAAAGGAATAGATACTCATTTTAAAAATGTAGAAAATAAATGGAGCCAATCCGGAGTAATATTTTCTTATTATGAAGATACAAGATCTACTCAATATTATATTTCATCAATTAGACCCCATATTTTAGAAAAACATTGGCTGGCTTTTCCAAATCTACAAAACGAGTCTATTTTCTACCATGATTCCGATATAGCACTAACAAAACCTATTGATAATTTAAACAATATGCTAAAGGATAATATAGTATACCTTTCAAATACTATTAGTTATATTGGAGCAAAGTATATTGAATCTAAAGGCCATGGTATATTTGAACAAATGTGTGAGATTGTAGGGATTGATAAAGACCTCGTTAGATCTAGGGAAATGGATTCAGGTGGAGCACAGTATATTTTAAAAGCAGGTATTACTTCTGAATTTTGGAAAAATGTATACAACGACTCAGAACAATTATTTCACCAGATTACACTTAAGAATAGGTCAATAAAAACTCCAGACTATCACGAACTTCAAATATGGTGTGCTGATATGTGGGCAGTACTTTGGAATTTATGGAAAGAAGGTTATGAAACTAAAATTCCAAAAGAACTAAACTTTACATGGGCAAATATGAAAAATAATATGTGGGAGATAAATTCAATATATCACAATGCAGGAGTTGTAGAAGAACTGTATGGTATGCCATTCTATAAGGCTAATTATATGACTAAAGATCCTACTACAGCTCCAGTACCAGATAAAAAGTGGGCTTCTCATGAATATTTTAATCTAGTAGTTGAGGCATGGAACAAAACAGTAGACTTAACAAAGAAACAAATTGTACGTAAACGTGTATAACTCATAAATTAAATTATGGTAACTAGCACAACATCACATTACAAGAGTTCGACTATTAATTCAGCAACTTACAACTTTACAGATAAAACCCTAACAGTGGTTTTTAAATGGGCAACTTATGTTTATGAAGCAGTTGATGTAGCAACATGGGTTAACTTTAATTCAGCAGATTCTCAAGGCAAAGCACTTAATGATTATATTAAGGGTGAATTTGAATATGCTAAGTATGAAGAAAAGAAAATTAAAGCAGAGCTTAGTGGATTGGTTAAAAACATCACAGCTCCAGGTAGCCTATTAGATGAATTACCACCTAATGATTATCAATTAGATAATTAATATGAAAAAGTTAAAACAAATTTGGGCCTATATGAAATGGATAGAGGAGCAGAGAATGAAAGCTGCTGAATATACATGTAGTGCAGGACCGTTAATGTAATTATATGACAGATTATCAACAATCAATAGAGAACTCGTTTCAAATGTTAACTGGACAGGCAACAATTGAGGCTATTTGTATGGCGCTAACTTTTCAATTAGAAGATAAAGATGAAATAATAATGCCAATCTTTTTCCTAGAGCCAGATGCAACTCCAGAACCAAGTCAAATCGATAGTATGATTGACCATTTTGAATTCTATGAAGAATATGAAAAATGCGCATGGTTATTGGACTATAAAAAGAAACTTTAGATAAATGGGAAGTATAAACTATAAATATACTCAAATGACAAAGGCAAGTATCGTACAGAGATTATTAGATAAAAAGCAAATTACTGCAGAAGAAGCTGTAGTACTACTTAAAGATGATACGTACAATCCACCATCTTATCCAATGTATACTCCTAACCCATATTACGACACTCCAAATATAACACCACCTCCAGTTTGGTGTTCCACTGATACAGAAAACTAAATTTCAAATAAATTTTCTAATGAATAAGTCTAGCAAGCCCTTTGAGGCCCAAGACGACGACGTCGACCGTCGTAAGAAGTTGCAATTTAAAAAGAAAAAGCAACGTCAAAAAGAACGAAGTATTAACTACAAAAATGTTAGGTCACTAACAGATCTAGATCCTTATGATGACGAATATAATTTCTGAGAAACCACTAATAATAAATTACTCTAATTTAGATGAATTGGCATTTATGCACTTCCACGTCAATGACATTTTAAGGGACTCTGATGATGTCTCTAAAGGAGTTTACGGATTATGCAGGGCAGGCGCGTTTGGCCGCCTGGTACACATCCTAACAAGAGCTGGAGCCCCAGAACCTACAATTGTCAATGTTATCAACGATCCAGAAGCAGAATTGACCTATGAACTTGAATAAAGAACATCCAGTATTCATTTTTTGGGAAGATAGTTGGAATACAGAAAAGGTTGAAACACCGGATAAAGACTCTATATAATAACTAAATCACATTATTATGCCAGAGTTAGCGGAACTCAAATTCACATCAGACTACGTCAATCAAGTTTCAGAAGGTATGACTTATATTGGAGTTAAAAAGAATCCAATTCATAAGTGCGAAGATATTGACCATGTATATTTTAGAGGACAAGAATTTAATATTACTTCAGAATCTAGAGGTAAAGAGATGATTCTTACTATGGAAAGGAATCTAGTCAATCTGCCTATTCAATTTACAATGGGTATGACCGGTCATTTTAAAGTTACAAATACTGGTCAAGAGCCAAAACACACTCACTTATTTTTCTACAGATCAGATGGTACTACATTATGTTTTGTAGATGTTAGACGTTTTGGTAAATGGAAAGTAGCAGTAGACTGGAATGCTAAGAGAGGACCAGATCCAACGACAGAGTACAAAGCATTCTGGGATAACGTAATGACTAACCTGACAAAATTAAAGAAACCACTCTTTGAAAT